CCTCGATCAGTTTCTTATCGGTCGGAACGCTATTAAGTACCGCGCGGATCGACAAGTTTAACTGCTCTTTTTCATCGCGCAAGGCCGCAGCGTCGTGGTCAATCGCATATAACTGATCGACTAACGGATCGCCTTGTTCTAACGTCAGGCGGGAGTCCGGGCAAATGCGTCGCTCGTCCGGCCCATCGCACCAACGATCGGCGCCGTTCCAGTAAATTTCCCGCACTTGGCCAACTACATTTACACAAACCCGGTAACCTCGTTCTGCGGAGAAAGCATAACTGCGCAGCAGATCCGGCACCGCGTTGCTCGCGGTCCGCGCGGCCTCAATTAGCGCCAGCGCTTCCGGCGTCACATAGCGCAACCGAACGGCTTCCGCCCACTCGGCGTAACGGCTGCGGATAGCCATTTCGCGCGCAGGAATGCCGGCTTTCTCTAATGCGGACGCCGCAATGGCGTCCTTAATTACTTTGGTCAGTCTCATGCTGCACCTACCGGGGTCGTGTGCTGGTCTATCTGTGCCGGCGTCCAATTCCAGCCGATCAGCTCGTCGCGGGTGACGATGCGGCCATCTTGCAGTCGGCGCTGCTCGGGTACTGCTGGCGGCGGTGGTGGCGCCATGCCTGCGGTGCCATTATTAAACCCCGCGACCGGTGCGATTGCGCCGGGTGCTGGTGCCGCCGCCACGCTGCTCGGAGCTGGTGCTGCGAATCCGGTGCTTGCTGGTGTGGCGGTGCCCGGCAGTGCTTCGCCTTGCGCAAAGCCCGCAGCGGTCGGGTCGATCGGTACGCCGCGCTCGATCTTCTCGCCTGGTCGGGTAAAGCAGACCAGCACCGGCGTGCAGTACATACCGGGCTTAACGTCCGACGTGTTGCTGCTGTATTCAAACTGCACCTGCACGTAGTCGCCGCACTTGATCAAGCCCGGCGTGTCGTTTGGCGCCAGCGCACCATTGAGCCAGCTGTATACTTTGATCACGCCGGACGTTTGGCCCTTCACGACCCAGCAGCCACGGGCGTACTCGTCGAGCTGGCCGCGATCGTTCGGCTGATCGCCGTCAACAATTTTACGGGCAAATTTCGGCCATGCGTGCTGACCGGCTGGCCATGCGGCTTTCGCTGCAGCGCTCGGGCTGACAGTCTGGCCGCCAGTAGGCGCTGCGTACCACGGTTCCTGCTCCAGTGTGGCAGCGGTCTTAGGAATAGCAACACCGATAAAACGCTGCTTTAACGGCTGGCCTTGGTTCGGCCCGCTTTTGATCAGCTTTGGCTGCCTGGTAACTTCATCTTGCTGTACGCGCAGCTCGTACACGTCGCCCATGATCAGCCGGCCAGTTGCCGGAGTGGTGAATAATATCTTGCTCATATTGTTATGCTCCAAATGCTCGACGCGCACGCTGCCCGTCGTCTTTTACTAATTCAACGCCGCGATCTGGTCGGGTCGTCATGTTCGCGCTGTCAATGATGGCGCGGTCTATCCCGGCGGCAACTGCTTGCGTCGGGGTGATCGGTTCTTGCGGTTTGCGCAGCTCTACGCCCATCGCGTCGCCAAATGCAAAAACGGCGTCGGGGTCTAGCTGCCACGTCTCGCGGCCTTGTTTCGGCCGGAGCGCGTGATTCGGTACGTTCTGGCCGCTGCGCAGATACTGCTGGGCGCGCTGCTCTAAAGCTGTGCGCCGACCTTTAAGCGCGTCCATTGCTTCGGTGACGAGTAGCAACTCGGTGCCCACCTGGTCAGCATTGAGCTGCAGCGGGATCGGGTCGGCAGTGTATTGCATAATGCTAAAGCCCGCACGGCGCCCAGCATCGCAACCAAGCCGGCCGTTGCAATCAACGCACCACGTACCGCTGACACACTGGGCGGCGGGGTCGTATGCGGCGTGGGCTGCTGCACTGATGCGGTCAAAGTAGCCGCGAAGGTCAGACGCCTGCACTGACCAGCGGCGCTTTATGCCGTCGGGGTGGGCTGCACGTGGCTGCACGACGTGGAACACTACGCGCAGCAATTGGTCCGCTATGCCATCGATCTGCAGCTGCTCAAGAACGCCGGCCGCGTAGCAAATCAGCTGCCAGTTCTCGAACACCTCGACAATGCGGTGCCCGTGCTTAAAGTCGGCAACGTGCAGCGTGTGGGTCGTGTGGTCAATCGTCCAGCAGTCACAGCTGCCCCACAGCTCGGGGTGCAAGCTCGACGCATGTACCCGTTGCTCTAAGTGGTGCGACACGCCTGGAATGCTGCGCACGTATTCCACATAATGCGCGGCGGACTCGACCATGCCGTCGTCGACTTTGACGCTGTTTGGCGCAATGACACCGAGAAAGTCGGCGGGGCTGCGACCGTGCTGCAAACACTCAAAGCCAACCCAATGCGTCGCCGTGCCCTCACGCGCCTCGTCGGTCTCGCTGCCGTCGTCGGTCAGCATGGCCATCATAGGCGCGCCAGCGCAGTGCAGCCACACGTGCGCCGAACTCGGTGCGATAAAGCTGTGGCTGCTCATAGTTACAGGCCTTTACCGTCGAGCCACGCGATGAAAGCAAGCGCGGCGGCGTGGTTACTGGCTAAGCCCGGCAGGCCCATCGGAGCGCCGGCTGCAATAGCTGCGGCCTGTGCTTCTTGCGGCGTGATTTTGTTGGCTTGCTTCGCGGTACCTACGCGCACCATTGCCTGCTTAAACAAATCAGCGGTGCTAACTTCTGGTGTCGCTGGCGCAGCTGGTGGCGGTGGTGGAACGGCGGCAGCATCTGCAGCAAACGCGGCCGCTAATTCCTCTGCGGTCGGTTCGGCAGCTGGCGGTGGCGGTGGTGGTACTACTGCAGCCGCAACCGGTGCGCGCAGCGCGTCCTGCTCGGCTTCTACTTGTGCGACCAGCTTCTGATCTACATTTCGGCGCAGCTGCCACGTGTTGGTCTTCGCGACGCGCTTCTGATTGCTGCTGTGAATGCGTGCATCCCATGTATAGCCGCGAGCGTCTGGCGTGTTAACGTCGACCGCTTCGCCTTCGCCGCCCTCGTCGTCTGCTGGTGCTACCGGCGCAGCAACCGGTGTCGCTACGGGCGTGGCGACTTCTAAAGTGCGTGCAGCGCTAAAAGTAGCAGCAGCGTCGCGCAGCTGGGCTTGTACTTCTGCGGCATTTTCGCCGCTGATCGTGATCGTGATGGCCATATGTAAACTCCGATTTAATTTGTTTGTGCGTCTTGCGCAGTGATAAATTAGGTCTTATTATCTCTACAGTCAATAGCGAAAAACAAATATTTTGGAGGCACCCCGTGCAACTATCAGAAGAACTAGCCAAGTGGCGCGCTGACCGCCCAGACGAATGGAAGATGGACGAATTCATCCGCAACGCTGCCGCGCTGGAGCAGCAACTGGCCACTGCGGCAGCAGAGCGCGACGCACTGGCCGCGCAAATTTGTGGAATAAAAGAAGCTATTGATAATCTGCGTGCCGCGAAAGGCTACTACGCGAGGACAACAGCATGGATGGTTGTGAACGGCGCGGTTAGTAAAACACCAGCCGCCTGTCTGGCTCAGGTGAAGGCTGATGTTGCACAAGAGTATTACTACATGGGTTGGGAGCATAGCCTGTCAACTAAGGCAGAGGACGGCGACCACTACGCATGTGGCCGGCGACTAGCAAAGCAGCTATCTGACCAAATCCGGCAAGGCTGCGCCCGATGATAGCACTCCGACCCTACCAGGAAGCACTGCGCGACGAGGTGCTGCAACACCTCCGGCCGGGCTGCAACGTGCTGGCCGTACTGCCAACCGGTGGCGGCAAGACCGTGATCATGGCGGATATTGTGCATCGCAATCAGGGCGCCGCTGCGGTCATTGCGCACCGCTCCGAGCTGGTCGGGCAAATAGCTAAAGCGCTCAATCAGGCCGGTGTGCGCCATCGTATCATCGCGCCCGAGCCTGTCATCCGGCAGATTATTAGCGAGTGCCAGCGCGACCACGGGCACAGTTTGTATGACTCCAATGCGCTTGCGGGCGTCGTGTCCGTTGACACGCTCGTCAGCAAAACGGGCATGGTGAAGTATAAGCGCTGGGCAGATAGCGTCACGCTGGTGCTGCAGGACGAAGCGCACCACATGCTCAAGTCGAACAAGTGGGGCCGCGCTGCGCTCATGTTCCCGCAGGCCAGAGTGCTGGGCGTGACTGCCACACCGTGTCGCGCTGATGGCGCGGGGCTGGGCGCGCACGCTGATGGCCTATTCCACCGCATGGCCGAAGGGCCGAGCATGGCGTGGCTGATCAAGAATAATTACTTAACGCCATACAAGGTATTTTGTCCGCCAGGCTTTGACCGCGCCGCGCTGGAAAGTGCGATCAGCGCAACGACCGGCGACTATAAACCCGGTGCTGCTAAGGAAGCCGTGGCGGGCCATATGGGCGATATTGTCCCGTCGTATCTCAAGTACGCAGCGGGCAAGCGCGGCATATGCTTCGCCGTGGACGTAGAGGCCGCCGCGCAAATAGCTAAGTCGTTCAGTGATAGCGGGGTGCGGGCCGAGGTGGTCAGCGCCAAGACACCCGACGCGCTGCGCAGCTCGCTGATCAATCAGTTCCGCCTCGGACAGATCACTATCCTGGTCAATGTCGACCTATTCGGCGAAGGGTTCGACGTGCCCGCTGTGGAAGTGGTGATCATGGACAGGCCCACCGAGTCCTATTCGTTATTTAGTCAGCAGTTCGGGCGGGCGCTGCGCATATTGGACGGAAAGACACACGCGATCATTATCGACCACGTGGGGAACGTCGCCCGCCACATGCCGCCGGATATGAGACCTTGGCAGTGGACGCTGGACGCCGTGGACCGCAAAAAGCGCGGCGCGACAGATACGGACCCTATGCGGATCTGCAGGGGCTGCAGCCAACCGTTCGAGGCGTTCTATAAAGCGTGCCCGTATTGCGGCCACATTGACGAGCCAACCGACGAGGACCGCAAGGACATCAAGCGGCTATTGGGCGATATGACCGAGCTGTCCGTCGAGCTGCTGAACGAGCTACGCGAGCAAATACTGGCCGCAGAGCGCACCCCGGAACAATACGAGCGCGAGCTGCTTATGGGCACTATGCCAAAGCAGTACGTGGCGGGCGCGGTGAAGAAGTACGCCGCGAAGTACGAGGCGCGCCGGCTGCAACTGGAGCAATACGAACAAATCGCGGACCTGTGGGGCGGTATGCAACTGTCACGCGGGCTGCAACTGCCGGAGGCTTACCGGCGCTTTTATCTGCTGCACGGAATGGACGTACTGACCGCCCGCGCGCAGGACAACGAGGGGCTGGCCGCTATCACCGCGCGACTCGCCGAGGACATAGCTATGGAGATGATGAAGTGACCGCACGCAACACCACGACCGGCGAGCTGCGCCGCGTCAAAGAATGGAGCCGCCACAACTGGGTCGATGCGCTCGGGCGGCTATTACCTGCTAACGAATGGGAGCTATACGATGGACGAGTTTAAAATGTGCTGCGGCACTACGTGCGACAAGCGCAAGGTACAAGAGCAGATCGACGCACTGGTGGCAGCGCGGGACGAGGCGGCCAAGCTACTGTCCGCACGCATTGCCCGTTCTGCGGACGTCGAGCAGATTTTGTTCGATATGGCTAACGGAAAACTTGCGCCATTTAATGCGCAGGATTGCCGGGTTTTGGCATTGCGCCTTGGTACTCCCAAGAAAGATTGGAGCGAGAAGGTAGCGGAGCATAAATTCGCAGTTGCTCGTGTAGAAGGTTTCTCTTTAAACACCGACGGCACGGTGGATGCTACCGGTAAACTGGAGCTGGTCCAGCAAGGCGGTGCAGAATGATTACTTTCGGATTCGCAATTGCAGAGCACTTGCTAGGCGCAAATTTTACAGGCTGGCTGTACGTGCTGCCTGTGCTCATGGACCTTGTGCTAGTAGGCCGCGCATCAGTTATTACGGTGAAGAAATGAACGCCCTACGCTTCACCCGCCGCCGCACTAAGAGCAAGCAACCACGCTGGGTACGTGTCGCGCTGTTCGGCCCCGATGTGGCAGTGACTATCAGAGTGCGCAACGGCCATGCGGAGGTGGTGCAATGGTGATCTATCAATGGGCTGCGCGCCACGGGGTGCCACTTGCTGCGGTCAATGAGCTGCTGCAGATGCTGGGCGCACGTGACGCCAACCCGCCCGAGCAGACCACCGCGCCGCGCAGCGAGGCGTGGGTGCAACAGCAGCGCCGTTTGCAGCTTGCCCGGTGTGGCGGCTTGTCCTGGCGCAACAACGTCGGCGCGTATCAGGACGATCGGGGCGCTATGGTGCGTTACGGGCTATGCAACGACAGCAAGGAACTAAATAAGCGCATCAAGAGCAGCGACCTTATCGAGATCGTGCCCGTGCTGATCGGGCGGGAGCACTTAGGCACCACGATCGGCCAGTTCTCTGCGACCGAGTGCAAGGAACAAGGCTGGCGGTACACTGCCACACCGCACGAGCAAGCCCAGCTGGCGTTCGGCGAGCTGGTACTCAGTCGCGGCGGACTATTTCAATTTTATAATGGAGACGATTTATGAGCTTATTTCAGTGTCAAAACTGTGGCTGCTTAGAAAACACCGCGCTGTCGTGCCAAGGCTTTAAAGCAATGAAAGACCTGTTCGACTGGTCATACGCGCCAGGGAGGGAGGGCTTGCGGTTGTGCTCGGCCTGTGGTCCTTCACGCTACAAGAGCGGCAAGCCGCACAAGGCTAGCGGGCAGTGGCATGGCGTATTTGAGCGCAGATTCTTCCCCTTGGGCGAATTTGTGACGGACGAGGTCGGCAACCTAAAACACGCGGCCACGGGTCTTTCTAGCGGCCAGTTCGCGGAACGATTCCCGGAGCGCATGGAGCAAGCACGTGCGGCTGTGGGCGGTGCCTCATGATCTACATGACACCCTACGATCCCGCCACGCTGCTCGCCCTGAGCGATAGCGAAGAATACCCGGCGGACAACCTGGCCGACGTGCGCGACACGTTCGGCGAACCCGCGCGGCCTAGCGCGGTTTGCATCGCTTACCCCGAGCTGGGGCTGGCTTTTAGTACAGTGAGGATCAAATGATAGTACAACACGGAGACTGCTTAGAATTACTGCGCGCGATGCCCGACAATAGCGTTGATGCCATTGTGACAGACCCGCCGTATGGCCTCGGCAAAGAGCCGGACGCAATGGCCATGCTGCTTGACTGGATGGTATCAGACCACCACGAGGTGAAAGGGCGCGGCTTTATGGGCAAAGAGTGGGACGCATTCGTGCCGCAGCCCGCAGTGTGGCGGGAATGCCTGCGCGTCTTAAAACCCGGCGGCCACTTGCTGGCCTTCGCCGGCACGCGCACGCAGGACTTGATGGCGCTCGGACTGCGGATCGCCGGCTTTGAGATCCGCGATATGATCGCTTGGGTATATGGGTCCGGCTTCCCTAAGTCGCTGGACGTGTCGAAGGCTATTGATGCGCAGGACGCAGCCGATGCACGGGTCGCTCGTCAGCTGCGGTTCACTGAATGGATGCGCAGCACCGGACTGACGAGCGGAGATATTGATAAAATAACGTCGTCTTGTATGGGCGGGCATTACACAACAGCAAAGAGCCAGCCCGCTGTGGCTACGCGCGAACATTTCGAGATGCTGCGGCCACATATTGGCGGCACTGTGCCTGAGTGGGTCGAGCAGTTAGTAGACGAGCGCACGGTGGAGTCTGAGAACATGAAGCGACGGGAAGTTACGGGGCAACAAACGAAGGCAAGAAGCACCAATGGATCTTCTGCGCTCCCTACTATAGGCGGTAAAACTGAATACAAGACCTGGGACGAGACCGCAGCGCACACACCGGCCGCCCAGCAATGGGAAGGATGGGGAACCGCGCTCAAACCGGCCTTAGAGCCGATCACCGTCGCGCGCAAACCGCTAACCAGCACCGTAGCGGCCAACGTGCTGCAATACGGCACCGGCGCGATCAATGTGGACGGGTGTCGCGTAGCCACAGAGGACAAGCTGGCTGCGGGGTCTGGCGGGCTATTATCTAATGTAAGAGACTCCAAGGACTACCCGCAGGACAATGGCTTTGAGCAGTCGCCGCTCGGACGATGGCCCGCCAATCTGCTGCACGACGGCGCAGCGGACCCGCTGCTCGGCCATGCGTCCCGGTTCTTCTATTGCGCCAAGGCGTCCAAAGCAGACCGCAATTATGGCTGCGACAACTTACCCACCACGTCAGCCGCCGAGATGGTAGACCGCGCAGAGGACAGCGCGGGCATGAATAGCCCACGCGCCGGAGCGGGTCGCACAACTGGCGCGCGCAATACCCACCCGACTGTCAAACCGATCGCGCTGATGCGCTATCTGTGCCGGCTCGTCACGCCGCCAGGTGGTACCGTGTTGGATCCGTTCGCCGGTAGCGGTACGACCGGAGTCGGCGCGATTTTAGAGGGCTTTAACTTTATCGGGATCGAGCGCGACGCGCACAGTGTTGAAATTGCCGACGCTCGGGTCTTGCAAGCGCTGATCGATGCGGCTACTATTGACCAGACAGTCAACAACCAGAGCACCGACAAATGAGACAACGGCTTATACCAGCCGACCGACAGGACCAATTGATCGCCGCCGCGCTCGTCGCGGCGACCGATAAGGGCTATCAGACAGTGCGCCGGCGCGATATTGCAGCGCTGGTGCCCTGCTCGGTGGCACTCGTGTCCCATTACTTCGGATCGGTCAACGAGATGCGGCGCACCATTCTGGCCGAGGCGATCAAGCGGGGCGTGCTGCCCGTGGTCGCCCAAGGGCTAACAATGCGCGCCGAGGTGCCGCCACACGTGGCGGCCCGCGCAACTGAATGGATGGCGCAGCAAAATGTATAATAACAAGCAATTCGTCCTATATTTCACCACCCCGGACACTAAGCCCGGCAAGCTCAAGAAGATCACTTGTAATGCGCTGGGCGAGCCGGTCGATGGGCAAGACCCGGCAAACTGGCTGGACTACGCCACCGCGCACTCGATGGCAGGCGCGCTGGGCTTCGGCATCGGCTTCGTGTTCACTGAGCAAGATCCTTATTTCTTTATCGACTTGGACAACGAGGACTTGCTGGCCGACCTGCTCGCGCGGTTCCCAGGTGCATTCGTTGAACGCAGCACGAGCGGCACCGGTTGGCATATCATTGGCCGCTATAGTTGCCCATTGCCGCCACACCGTACTCGTCCCGTCTCGGCCTCTGTGGTGCTGGAGTTATACAGTGCGCGCCGCTTTGTCGCGCTCACATGGCAGGACAGCACCGGCAACCCGGACACCGACCACAGCGCCGCACTGCTTGGCCTGATCGCCCAGCACTTTACGCCAGACGCCGCAGCAGATGCAGCCGAGTGGACTAACGAACCTGTGGCAGAGTGGAGCGGCCCGACCGACGACCAAGAGCTGATCGACCGGATGCTCGGCAGTAACAGCGCGGCCAATGCGTTCGGGGGCGATGCGTCACTGCACGCGCTTTGGACCGGGCAAGGTACCGGCGACGCCTCACGGGACGACGCCAAGTTATGCCAGCACTTAGCATTCTGGACCGGTAAAGATTGCGAGCGCATGGACAGGCTATTCCGCCAGTCTGGCCTCATGCGTGACAAGTGGGAGCGCGACGACTACCGCGAGCGCACCATACTGGGCGCCGTGGCGCGTTGCCAGCGCGTGCTCGGTGCGGGCGTTACGATCGACCAGCCACCGCCACCCGTGGCAGCACCGGAGATCCGCGAAGGGCTGCAGATGATGGTGCCGAGCCAGCAAGTTAACTATTTTGCCGGGTGCGTCTATATCGCCAGCCGCCACGCTGTGCTGACGCCGAACGGCGAGTTAGAGAAGCCCGAGCAGTTCCGCGTGCGTTACGGCGGCTATCAGTTCGTCATGGATGCAGCCAACCGCACAATGGCCACCAATGCGTGGCAGGCGTTCACCGAGTCGCAGGTCGTGCGCTACCCCATGGCGGATCGCGACGTATTCCGGCCAGACCTCGCATTCCAGCAGATCGTGCAGGAGGACGGGCTGCGCCTGGTCAACACGTACAAGCCGATCGACGTTCCGCGCGCCAAAGGCGACGCCGCGCCATTCCTGCGCCACTTATCGCTGCTGCTACCTAATCAACGCGACCGCGATATATTGCTGGCCTACATGGCAGCCGTCGTGCAACACAAGGGCGTTAAGTTCCAGTGGTGCCCGTTGGTCCAGGGCGTAGAGGGGAACGGCAAGACCTTCTTTACCCGCTGCGTGCGTATGGCTATCGGCCGGCGATACACGATGATGCCGCAAGCCCAGGACATCGCGAACAAGTTTAATGACTGGCTCGAGGGCGTTATATTCGTCGGCGTGGAGGACATATATGTCCCCGCGGAGAAAATGGAAGTGCTGGAGATATTAAAGCCGATGATCACCGGCGGCGACGGCCTCGGCGTTCAGGGCAAAGGCACCAAGCAAGTCACCCGCGATATCTGCGCCAATTTTATGCTCAATAGCAACCATAAGGACGCGCTGCGCAAGACCGAGAACGACCGCCGCTTCGCCGTGTTCTATACGGCACAGCAGCAAGCCGCCGACCTACAGCGTGACGGCATGGATCCTGCGTACATGAAGGCGCTTTACGACTGGGCGAAGTCTGGCGGCTATGCGATCGTCACGGACTACCTGGCGACCTATCCGATCCCCTACGAACTCAACCCGGCCACCGGTGCGCAACGTGCGCCACAGACCAGCAGCCACGCAGAGGCGGTCAGTGCCAGCCGTGGCAGCGTGGAACAAGAGATCGTGGAGGCCGTCGAGGAAGGGCGGCACGGATTCCGGGGCGGGTTTGTATCGAGCCAGGCGCTCAGTCAGCTGCTCGACCATATGCGCAAGCACATCCCGCAAAGCCGACGCCGCGAGCTAATGGAGCAAAACGGCTACATTCTGCACCCGGCGCTGCCACAAGGTCGCGCCACTATCGAGATCGACGGAGCGCGCCCGCGCCTTTACGTTAAAAAAGACCACCTCGCCGCACAGCTCACCGACCCGCGCGCAGTGTGCCAGCAATATATCAACGCCCAGCAAATAGCCCCTCAGCTCAACGCCGCCAGCGCTTAGCCCCTTCGGGGGCTTTTTTTATCAAATAGTTTGACAGTGGTAAAATAGTTTGTCATAGTTGCTCCTGTGACCGGCGTGGTGCTGGTCAATATAGGAGCGAATAAGATGAAAGAACCAACCAAACTATCCGACATCATAGCGATACTGCAGGCGCTTGACCCCGATCTGCCCGTGCGGCAGTTCCATGTGGCCCAAGACCAGCGCCCACAAGTGGAGCAAGTAGGACGCAACGAGATCGTAGCTCAATACTTGGAGGCTACGCCGCAGCGGTTCACTATCGAGCTGGAAGTTCTTCACGTGTTGAAGTTCGAGCGCGATCTGCGGGGTGCATTATGAGATCGATCTATAAGTACCCGCTGCAGACGCACAGCGCCGCTGTGATACGCGCAGAAGGCTTTAAGCCGCTGGACGTACAGCTGCAAAATGGCGTTATCACGCTGTGGGCTGAAGTATCAACAGCCGCGATTGTGGGCGAATGCGACAACGTGGTGGTGCTCGTTGGCACCGGTTGGACCGTACCGCCACGGTCTGCGTACTTTGCGACCGTGCAGCTGCCTGACGGCACTGTTTGGCACGCTTACCATGTAGGTGTGGCATGAGTAGCCCCGCGCACGATGCGCGCCTGCATGGCCTCACGCTCGCACAGCTGAGCAGCCTAACCGCCACATCTCGGCAGACGCTCGCCAATTGGCACCGCACAAAACCAGCTTTGTGGCAGTGCGTGCTATTGGGTGCGAAACAATTCAACGAGCTATCACTGAGGAGCGACAAATGAGCATGATTATCCTACCTGGTGGCCGCTGGCACGACCTGGCGAACCCATGGGCCGGCACGCTCGACCTGCCCGCTATTGCCGCAGCGCTCGGCAAGATCAACCGGTGGAACGGCCACACCCGCCGACCTTATAGCGTGGCGGAGCACTCGATCCGCGTGTCGCAATTAGTACCCAAGCCGCTGCGATTACAAGCGCTGCTGCACGATGTCGCCGAGGTATTCGTGGGCGATATGGTCACGCCACTGCGCAGCCTGGTCGTCGGCTTTGATGACATCGAGCGCGATCATCTGCGGTGGATCGGTACGGTGCTGGGCGTCGAGCTGTGCGACCTGAGTGCCGAAGTGCGCCACGCCGACCGGGTTATGTTAGCGACTGAGTGCCGCGACCTGCTCGGCTCGCCGTATGACTGGTGCGGCGTTGCGCCCCTCGAGGCGGTTATTGGCCCCGCGTCGCCGTGTGACGTCGGGCAGTTGTGGCTTAAATACGTACAGGAGCGTGTGGGATGAATACCACGAGGGTTAAGACAGCCGAGTTAACCGGCGCAGCGCTGGATTGGGCGGTGGCAATTGCTATAGGTGGTACACCAGACCGACCGCAAGATGGACAGTTTATCGATTCAAATGGGGCGAGGTGGCTTGCGGGATTTCACATCCACGCGCCGAGTGCGTCCTACTACCCGTCAACCAACTGGACGCAGTGCGGGCCACTTCGAGATAAATACAGAATCGACATTATGGATTTTTCTGTCCGTGACGAGCCGCTTGTATCCGCTAGCTACGAAGATAATAGCGGCCTGCATACACTAGACGCGGATACAGCGCTTATAGCCATCTGCCGCGCTGTGGTAGCCGGCAAGCTGGGCGGATATGTCGAAGTGCCAGCCGAGTTGCTTGGGGGTGTCGGATGATGCCACTACACCCCCAACGCGACCGCATTGCGCAACTTGTGGCAGCGCGCGAGCTGACATTCCTACAGATCGCCGGGATATGCAAGTGCTGCTCGGCAACTGTCACCCGTGTGGCCCAGGAGCTGCACATAGCGCCCATAAACCCACGAGGCCGCCGTGGCCATCCGCAGCGCGACCGCACCGCCGAGCTGCTGCAATTGCGCCAACTGTCGCGCGCAGAGATAGCGGCCACATGCCGCGCTTCTATCGGTACTGTTAACTCTATCGCCTCTGATCTAGGCATCAAGCGGCTACCGCAGCGCGCCACAGCGCAAACACCAGGCAAGCGTGGCCGCCGCGCATCAATAGCCGCGGGTGACCAATTCGGACAACTCACCGCCATTGACGTGGCGGGGCAAAGTGCCAAGGGCGTGTTTCTGTGGCGCTGCTCGTGCTCCTGTGGTAATACCCGCGAAGCACGCACAGACCAGCTGCGCAGCGGGCGAGTCACCAAGTGCTCCGCGTGTTACAAGGTCAACCGGCGCGAGGCGTTCAAAGTGGCCAAAGCAACCCCCGCAGTTACTAACCGGCCGCCACGGGGTAGTTATACACGCATCGCGCCGCAAGTGCGCGCTCAGATCGTGCAGTGGCTGCGCGATGGAGTACAGGGCGCCGAGATCAGCCGGCGCACCGGCGTGACGCCAACAACAATCAGCAAGATAAAAGGAGCTTTAGTATGAATCATGTGGTCAATTTCTCGGGGGGGAGAACGTCCGCAAAGCTCGTTCTGCTGATTGAAGAAATGCGAGCGCAGGGGAAGATCACGGGCAACGTCGAGTATGTTTTCGCGGACACGGGCGCGGAGCACCCTAAAACGTATGAATTTATCCGGCAGTTCGTCGCGTACTCGGGGGTCAACCTCACATGCTTGCGCGCTGTCATATCCAAGGAGCTAGGCGTAGGCGTTTCGTATCGTGTAGTCAGCCTCGATTCTATTGGGTATGACTTGACTACATGGCGAGAGATCCTGGCGGCGTACAGCTCGCCTTTCAACCCCGGTGGTGCGTTCTGTACCGATATGCTGAAAAGTATCCCATCCGACAAGTACTGCAACCATAAGTACGGCCGGGGCAATTATTACAAGTGGATAGGGTACCGCGCGGACGAGTCAAAAAGAGCGTGGGGCGCTAAAGTGTATTCCAAGCTCTTAAAGTCAGGCATGACCGAGGAGGACACCCGTGACTTAATGAGCGCTTGCATGATGTGCGCCGAGTCTCAGATGGTCCTTGATGCCGCTTTTAGTTTGTTGGACGACGCAGCGCTGGCGGAAGCAGCGGCAAAAAGAGTCTCCAAGCTGAAGGCGGCCGGGTTTCGGTTCATGTTCGAGATCGACGACTCCGAGAAGCAGGACGTCCTAGACTTCTGGAAGCAAATGCCTTTCGACTTACAGATCCCGGAGCACCTGGGCAATTGCGTGTTTTGCATCAAAAAGGGAGACAATAAAATCGAGCTGGCAGCGAGATTGGAGCCGCAGATGGCTGCGGAGTGGGGCGATATATTCCACGAGAACACTGTGCGCGATTTAAATAGGGGGTTCCCCCCGCAGATCATATATAGGGGCAAGTTATCTATGGAAGCAATACGGCTATTTTACCAGAACGTCGACACCCGCCACATTGAGGCAAGAATGCGGCACGCAAAAGTGGACGGCGTGGCAGACAGTTGTTCTGACAGTTGTTCTGCCTTCGGCAAAGAAATAGAGGAGCTTTAGGATGCAATTATTACCACTCCCACGCCACCAAGCCGAGCGCCTGCTCGCACAGGGTCGCCGCGTTTTTGTAGGGTATAAGCGAGGCTTAGCAGTACGCAACCAACACGAATGCACCACGCTCGAGGCGATCGACAAGTCCATGCAGCGCAAGCCGGGGCAGGGCGTTCCGAAGTGCTATGTGGCCAGTAACATCGGGTAACGCGCGGTAACATATCAGCAACAACCAGCACTTGTTACTGCGCGTTGCTGATATGTTCCCCCCTTGGTGCGCTTGTTATCTAATTGTTACCCGCTGTTGCTGCCACGTTACCCCATGACCGAATGACCGAACCATGACCCATATTGGGTCATGCGTAACCTCTTGATTCTACTGTACTTTTTTGGGTTATGACCGAATGACCGAACCCTATCACGAAAAAGACCCAAACAGACCAGACCCTCTTATATATTATTATGTGTGTGCGATACACTATATATTTATGATCCGTCTGTATGTTTACAATATATTTCTTAGGTCATTGGGTCATAAGTAGTAAATAGAGATATAGATCAATAACTTGCGCATGACCCAATATTGGTCATAGTTCGGTCATTGGGTCATAGGCACGATCCTTGCACGGCTTGCGCAATGTGTGGCGGCTAGTGCTATACTGCCTACACGGTCAATAGCGATTAAAAGGCAATTAGATGGCAGCGCCTACAAGAACGCTGACAGAGAAGCAGGAACGATACGCACAGCTCGTCGTGCTCTACCAGGGCGACCGGCGCAGAGCGTACCGGGAGGCTTTCGACGTCGCGGAGGACACCAAGGACACCACGGTCAATAACAACAGCTGGGTAACGATGCAAAAGCCACACGTGGCCGCACGCATCAGGGAGTTGCGCAACCAATCCGCTGAGCGCATGGCGATAAGCCACGACACGATCACGCAGGAACTCGCTAAGCTGGCTTTTGCCAATTTGCGCGACTATATCAGCGTGACGGAGGACGGCGACGCCTACGTCGATCTGGGGCAGCTTACATACGACCAGGCCGCTGCGATCAGCGAGCTGACCGTCGAGGAGTACACGGAGGGGCGCGGCGATGATAAACGCGACGTGAAGCGCACCAAGATCAAGTTGTCCCCCAAGCGCGAAGCGCTGGCCGAGCTTGGCAAGTTCCTCG